AGAAGCCAGTCGCGGTGTGGCTTTGAGTGAATCAGAAAAGAACAGAATATTTGAAATATCCAAACAACAACTGGGTGCAGTGGCCGCAGCCACACTGCAACTGAGTCAGGCTCAAGAAAAATACGCACAAAGTCAAGCAGCCATCAACTTCAGTCTCAAGAGTGAATATGACCTGCAGGATAAACTGTTGGGTCTACAAAGAGAAATAGCAGATGTTGGATTGCTGGGCATTGAAAAATCCTATCGTGACATTATTAGAGCCACAGAAGACAGTGCTCGTGCTGCCATCCGTGCAGAAGAAGATCGCCGCAGTGCTATTGCAGGCACACGAGTATTACTTGATGCTTCAGAATCAAAAGCATACTACGACAATGCTAAAAAAGGATCTGAAGAACTGATCAGAGCACAGAAGAAACTGTATGACAGTTCAAGAACATTTTCAACAGGCTGGAGCAATGCATTCAAACGCTATGTAGAAGATGCTACCAATGCTGCCGCAAGAGCAGAACGCATGTTTGCCAAGTTTACTTCTGGACTGGAAGATCTCATTGTGGACTTTGCCAAGACAGGCAAGTTTGAGTGGCAAGGTTTTGTAGACAGCATGTTGGAAGAACTATTACGCAGTCAGATTAAAGAAACCCTGGCTGGTCTTGGCACCGCACTGGGCTTTGGCGATTTATTTGGTGGAGCAGGTTCAGCCAACGCAAGAGGCAGCAGTGCTAACAATCCAATGTATGTGATAGATGTGTCAGGTGGAGGCGGAGGCGGTGGCGGCTTGATTGGCAGTTTAACTTCAGGCAACAACAGCATGATGTCAGGTGGTGGCATTGGTGGCGGATCCAGCATACTTGGCGGACTTGGCGACATCATTTCCACAGCAGGATCATGGCTAAATGAAAACTTGTTTGGTGGATTCTTTGCCAATGGTGGATCAATCCCAGCAGGCAAGGTTGGTATTGTTGGTGAAAACGGTCCAGAGTTTGCGGCTGGTCCTGCCAGCATCATGCCCATGGGCGGCGGTAGTTCAGTTGTGTATAACATCAATGCCGTAGATGCAAGAAGTTTCCAGCAGTTGCTGGCTCAAGACCCAGGATTTGTTCATGCTGTGGTCCAACAAGGTGCCAGAGGCATCCCACAAAGGAGATAACAAATGAGTTTCCAATGGATATTTGATAATGCTGAGACGCTTAGTCTTGACAATCTAAAAGTGGTAGGAACCACAATCACAAGAGATGGCACAGTGCGTTCAACCAGTCGTGGAGGGCAGGTATGGCGTTTCACAGTGAAAGCACCTGATGGACCTCGTTGGAGTGAATATCGTCAGAACATTGCACTGGCACAAGCACTGGATAGAACCACCACAAGCACAGTGCAGATCAATGATTCTGGATACAACTCCTGGCTTACTGTGTATCAAGGCAATAGTGTAAACAGCACAGGATTCCAAGGAACCTGGGTGCAAGGTGCTACCACACTCACACTCACAACTTCACCAACCACTTCAAGTGGCTACAAGTTCAAAGCAGGTGATCTAATACAGTTGGGATCATCAGGAAAAGTTTATCAAGTTGCTGCCAATGTGGCCTACAACTCAAACACTGTGACCTTACACAGACCCATCATTGACACCACTCAGGCTTCTGCCACAGCATTGCCAGTTGGTATCAATGTGACCTGGACAGTGATCTGCACAGAGTTTCCGCAGTGGACCATATTTGCAAGAGACCAAGTGAGTTGGTCAGGACCATTTGTTTTCTATGAAAGCCTGGTATGAGTTATAATCTTTCTGGATATAGTGCCATATGGACTGCGTTCTTTGTGCAAATCAATGTGCAGGACTATCAAATATTGAGGTTCTCAAACTTCTATAAACCTTATACCATTGCTGGACAAAGTTATGCCAGCCTGGGCAGTTTAATGAGCGTGGGAGATACTGTGAGCGAACTGCGATTGAGTGATCAAGAACTTACCATTACATTGAGTGGTATTTTGAGTTCAAACATCAACTCAGTCTTGAGTTATAAGATGAAAGGATCTCCTGTGATGGTGCGTCGTGGATTGTTCAATGCCAATACAGGTGTGGCCATTGTAGAGCCCATTGGCAAGTTTATAGGCCTTGTGAACAACTTTAGTCTAAATGAAGAATACAATGTGGTGGACAAAAACTCAAGTGTGAGTGTTGTTCTTACCTGTGCCAGCATTGTGGGTTTGCTACAGACCAAAGTGGCAGGTCGCAGAACCAATCCAACTGATGAAAAGTTGTATTACCCCAACGATTTAAGTATGGATAGAGTTCCAAATCTATCCAGTGCTAACTTTAACTTTGGAGCACCCACATGAGTTGGTTTGATGATTTAGTAGATACAGGCAAGAGTCTCATTGGCGGTGCTGTGGATTTTTTCACAGGAAACAGTCTTGGGTCTAACATAGCCAAAACAGCCTTGCTGGGCCTCACAGTAAATCGTGTGAACAACAGCATACAGAAAAATAATACTCCCACTCCAAACACTGCTCCTGCTGTGGATCCAGGAGTGAGATTACAAAGCGATGCCAACACACAAAACAAGATACCTGTGCTGTATGGCAATGCCACCATGGGAGGCATACAAACAGATGCAGTGCTGACAGATGATCAGACCACAATGTATTTTGTTTATACCTTTGCTGAAAAAACAGGCACATTGCTCAGCACTTCAGCAGCCAGCACCTATGTGTTTAACGATGTGTTCTTCAATGACAATCGTGTGATCTTCCAGAATGATGGTATCACAGCCGCCTACATGATTGACAGAGAAGGCAACCAGGATGTGAGTATTGCCAACCTGGTGCAGATCTATTGTTATGCTGGCAGTAGCACCAGCCCACAAGTTCCTGAATACTATACCAATGCCAGTTTAAGTCCTGCCTACAGCATCATGCCTGGATGGACTTCAGCACACACCATGGACAACTTGTTGTTTGCCATTGTGAAAATGACCTACAACAAAGACAAAAATGTAAACCGTGTGCCCACACTGAAGTTTAGTATAACCAACTCCATGAGTCTTCCAGGTGATTGTATCTATGATTACATGACCAATGCAAGATATGGATGTGATATTCCAGCCACAGATATATTGACAGTATGAACACACTAACAGAACTCAATACCTTCAGTGCTGACGGACTAACCTTTAACTGCAATGCCCAGATAGTGGCAAGAACAGTAGGCAGTAGTTTTGTGGCACCACAGATGACTTGGGAAGTGATCAGAGCCTTGGGCACACTGACCAGCACAGGTGTTCGTGTGAGTTTCAACACAGGCACAGCCAACACCACAGTGACTTTTCCAGCGTCTGGACAAAGCACAAACCCACTCACAATCACAAACCCCAGTGCAGGTGTGTATGTGATATCTGGAATCATAAACATTCTTGACTACAATGCATCTCAAGGCCAGGTAAATCCACAAGTGGGCAACTCAGGCAATGTGGCCTACAGCGTGACCTACACCAATGTGAACAGTGCCACAGGAGACTTTGTGGTGCCTTACACAGGAGTTCCTGTGTAATGAATACCCTGGGCGAACTGAATACTTTTGGCAACACCAGTGTGGTCAGCACATTGGAAACCCTGTATAGGTCTGATGTAGAAGGTGCCAATATAGAAATGCCACTCATGGCCTGGGCGGCTGTGCATGATCTTGGCAACCCTGTCACAGGAACTATCACAATCACACATACCTTACCTGTGAATTTTGCCAATACCATATTCAGCAATGCCAACTGTGTGTTCACATACGGAACAGGTGCCAGTGCCAACACAGTGATCACCAGAGCCAACAATGTGATTACTATCACAGGCATACACACTCCAGAAGACTTTTTTGCTGGCTTTGTGTGGATGGACTTTGTTAGAGACAAAGCAGGCAACGGAACTTATACCACACAGATCGTAAACAGTCAGAATGCCTCAACTGCATATACCTATCCTGTGGTGATCAATCTGGAAGATGTGCCTGAGTTTGAGCCAACCACACTGGCTGACATTCCCTATAATGTGTATGGAAACACCTTACAAGATGTAAACAATGTGGTCACTGTGTTAAACAGCACACAGACTGGACAGATCGTTGACAGCGAAAATCCCAACACAGATATCTACACAGTGACCTGGAGCACACAGGACAGTCCTTATTGTTTCCAGGTTGCCAGTAGCAACACTGCCAATGTGACTTTTACCACTGGTTATGCCAACGGCAATGTGCAGAATGGCCAGTTCACTGTGACAGGCAACAGAACCAGCGTGAATGATTTCCTATTGCCAGGCAACATGCGTGTGATCAAGAATGCACCTGTAGCAGCCACCACTGATATGAATAGTTGTAGGATTGGAATATGGGAACATTCTGGTTCTGGTTCAGCCCCTGCCAATGATGGTGTGAGTTATACTGAACTTCAATCAGGCAATCCATTCAATAGTAGCAGTCTATACAACATGACCTTTAACAATCGTCCTGAACAGTTGATTTATGGAAATGTATTGAACTCGCAGCCGTTTGACGAGCAGGCTGGATATTGCTGGGGTGGAAACTTTGTTATCAGTGGTTTTCCAAATGGGTTTATCCGTGGTTTTCCAGGAAACGAATCTGAAATACTCACAGTAGAGTTTTGGTTCATGGCTCATTCCAGCAATCAAACCACTCAGATTATGCCTGGTGTGGGCATATACAAAAACAAAATCTGGATCAAAGACTTTGCTCCTGCTTTTGGTCAATATGATGGGTTGCCAGATGCTCTGGGCACTACCACTGCTACCAGCAGTTATCCAAAACGCATTGTGGGCAATACTACCATTGCCGCATTGACCTGGTATCACATTGCCATTACCAGGAATGAACTCAATGAATATCGTTTGTATATAAATGGCGTGAATGATAGTGTATACTATTCTTCAGGAATGAACACCACCACAGTTTTGGTAAGTAGAGGCTGGGTCAATCAGGCTCAAAATAGCGTTTGGCGTTGCGGCGGCACAATCCCAGGAATAAATCAACAGATTGGAGTGGTTCCAAACATAAGATATAATAAATGGCGTGCAAGAAATCTTTCTGGAAAAATAACTGAAGTCAGAATGAGCACTGTGCTGAGATACACCAGCAACTTCACACCACCAACGGCACCATTCATGTATGATCAGTATACCAGATACTTGAGTGCCATTGGTGGATTCACAAACTTAGCAAGTCAAGGACAAAGTTTAAGCAACAGCAGACGAACCATGACCTGGAATATCCAGGCAGTATCGCCAGAGACAGGCGTCATCACCACTATCAATCAAGGTTATTATCCGCTGACTACAACTCCAGTTTATGATAATGTTGATATAAACTTTGAAACTCCAACAACAGGCATGTATAACATGAGTTATGCTGGTAGAGACAGTGCAAATAATCCTGTGTTTGTGTATGGTTTCCGTGCTGACGATCCTTCATATGCCAGCATAAGACTTACCAAGTTGGATGTGGCCACAGGTGCCATCCAGTTTGGTCCTACCTATAGTTTTAGTTCTAATGCTGTGTTTCAAGGCACTACCTATAACTTCAATCAGACTGGTATTACTGTTTTAAGTAATCAAGAACAATCAAATGTTGGTGCGGCTGGCGGAACAGCCACAAGTGTTTTGAGAATCGCAGGTGTTAGTGGACTTACTGATCAACACAATCCTGGATCTGGTATCACATTGATCTCTACCACTCTTGATAGAGATCAACTTACTTTAAGTGGCAACTCCACTTCCTATATCACAGGCAGCACAGTAGCACGACGACTTACATCTACCAACCCCACAGCCTATATTGGTCCTCCAGAAGTTAGTGTAGCATATCAGACAGGTGGAAATACTGGTTCAGGATCAAGTTGGACTTATTCAACAGCACAAAAAGCAGGCAACTATGCCAATGTTGTGATCCGTTCAACTCAGACTAATACTGCATACACAGCCACAGACTATCGCATTAGTAGTCAAGTGCAGACCATGGGATTATTCAACAACTATGTTGTCACAACAGGATTCAGTGTTGCTGTGTCAGGCGGTGATCCAGGTGGACCTTATGCCCTGGTGACCCAGGTTGGCGGTGTAGGTGTGCTGGCTGCTCGCGTGTTGCTGCCAATGCCTGTGCCACCAAGCACTACTGGAACCAGAATGCGTAGTTGTGTGATGTCAAACACCCTAAATGATGGCAGATGGCTTATGGCTGGCAGACAACTCAATCCTGGATTTGGAATGACATTGTATTTGCAAAGTGGTAGATTTGTGCCAAACACAATCACCTTGGGCACAGGTATAAATGATATTGCCATGAACATTGGTGCATTTGCCATTGTGCGTGGCGTAAGCAAAAATCGTGCTTGGCTTCTCTATACACAAAGAGCAGCCACAGGATCAAGTGCTGATACCAACTACAGCAGAGGACTTTGGTATCGTAGCATTGATATTTCTGACAATCAAGCCATCACTCTTGGCTCACCAGTTCAGATCACTGACCCTGCCACGGGCAATATATATGGTATGGATATGACAGCGGCCAGCACCAGTATTGGTGCATGGACATACATTGAAGCCGTGATTCCACAAGGTGGAGTCCCCAGCAACCAAGTCAAACCATTTATGGTGGGATTGAGAATCCCCAACTAACAAGGATCAGACATGACAACAAGCACACTACCAGCAAGATACAAGATCAATGGTTTGATCAACACAGAACGACCTGTGATGGAAAATCTTGAAAGCATTTGTGTTGCTTGCGGAACATTTTTAAGTTATGATGTTCAGCAGGGCAAATGGGCTGTGATTATCAATCGCGTGGGAACTTCACAGGCACTTTTCAACGACAGCAACATACTTGGCCCAATACAAGTCAGTGGCACTGGATTGAGAGATCTTTATAACAGCGTCACAGTGGAATATCCATTGAGAGACACAGTTGACCAAACTGATTTTGTGACTGTGAGCATACCTGCTGGAGATCGTTTTGCCAATGAGCCAGACAACGAACTCAAAATCACAATGAGCATGTGTAATGAGCCAGTGCAGGCACAACTGCTGGCTTTGATAGAGTTGAAACAAAGTAGGATTGATCGTATTGTGACATTCAATACTGACTATTCCATGTTGAGTCTCAATGCAGGTGATATTATCACAGTCACGAACACTTTGTATGGATTCAGTAGTGCTCCATTTAGAGTAATCACTCTCAAAGAAGTGGACACAGATGATGGGTCAATACAGATTGAAATCACAGCACTACAATATGATGCCAATGTGTATAGCACAGCAGATCTCACAAGATACATCCGCAGTGATAGAAATGGTATCATAGGTATTGGTGCTATTGCACAACCTATTCCACCTGTGTTGTATGTGTTTCCACAAGATCAACGCCCTGGTATACAAGTAGAAGCAGTTGTTCCTGCAGGTATTATTGAACGCATGGAACTATACATCAGCAGTGATGGCAGCAACTACAACTGGTTGCAGAACTTTC